CCCAACGGCGAGTGGGTTGAGATGCCCGATCCAAAGAAAGGCAGTCGATAATGGCACGAGGTAACGACGAGCGTAATAACAAAAATCGAAAGGTTGATCGTTCACGTTTGACCTTCATCATGCCCACGCACGGCCTTGTGCTTAATCAAACGCAAGATGATGAAAAACCCGTTGACATCACAGACTCTGAAGCCATGGGTCGTATTGCCGAAGAACAACAGCCCTATCTTGATGAATTAACTGAGTACCTTGGCGGAGATCCAGCTGATATTGCCGCGTCTGTTTCGGAAGAAGACGAATACAAGTACAAGTAATTACTAACGACCTTGTCGTTGGCCACAATATAGGGGCTCAACATGATGGAACTCAAAGAACAAGCACATCGTCTTTTGGTGACATGGCGTGAAGAACCAGACGGCAAAAAGAGCGGTGCAATTATGTACAAGATGCGTCCGTATGACGGTGCTCCTGAATACGATATGGAACTTATTGACATCCTTGAGCGTCACAAGGTTAGAAATCCTGACCACGAGAAATGGAAAGGGATTATTTTCCGTACTGATAAAGAAACAGCCAGCAAGCTTGATGCTGAAACTGCTATTAAAAACGAATTAAAAGCCCACGATCTCTATATTCGAGATTTCCGTGATGAGTTGAAGGTGGATGCGTTGCGTTGCTTTAATAGGCATAATCGCCCCAACACGGGATGCCTGGATTGGTGTGATGAATCTAAGACCATTGGTCGCAAGGTGGGAGTGCCAAAAGAAAAACGTCAATACTTGTGTATGTATTGCCCGGCAGCCGAGTGGTATGCGCGCAAGGAACGAAAAGCGTTGGGACTTTACGATCAAAAATGATCGTTTTTACGCTTGATGCCCTTGCGTATCCTGTAAAAGATGAGCAAACATCGTTTGGAGCGCGTCAACCTATTCCAGATACTCGAAAACTATGGCATTCGCTATACCAGCAGTATCACGGAAAAATGATTCTCTTGGTGGCTGGTAACACCACTAACGAGGTAATCGTTGACTGGGCAAAAATGGAAAAGTTTAAGTACGCCAGCATAGACATTATTTCCGGCATTGAGCCAGAGAATGTCAGGGATAGGGTTCGGGACTTAAACGCCGTTTTTGGCAAAATTGATTGGTTTATTGATATCAACCCAAAAACAATAAAGCTTGTCATGGAAGATGCTGTTCCTTGTCTTTTGCCGTGTCTACCAGGGTTTGTACGACCCGAATGGCGTGAAGGTAGAACAAGAAATCGTCAAGTATGGGATGATTTAGTACGCGAAATAGAAGTGCAATCCCTGTATAGAGCATCGAAAGAGCCACAATGAAGATTTATTTTTCCAACGCTGAAAAGTCGTCTTTTCGCTCTCTCTTAATCGCCTCCGGTATTACCAAGTTTGCCATTAACTTGACCCATTTCCAGATTCCAAAAAAGAAAGCCTTGAACCTGGAAGAGGTGTTTAAAGGCGGTGAAGTCATTGTTTACACGTCAGAAAACGACGAAGACGTAGCTCGATACGACGCTTTTATCCGTGAACATATTGATCATATTTACGCCGTAATAGGAAAGCCGAACTACGACGGGTCTTGGATGAAGGAGAAGTACATTCCCGTTTGGAATGATCCTGAAGACCTTGAACGTCTTTCCTGGCTTTGCCAAAGGTATGGGCGTGTAGCCATTAGCGACAAAGCGGTTACTGGCAAAACTGTAACCCGAATTCGAAATGCTATGTCCCGGTGGAACGCCAAATTGGTAGCTTTGTCTTCCAAACCAGAGACTTTAGAAACCATTGAGTGGGATTCCGCTCTAGTCGGCTCCTGGACTAGTGCAGTCCGGTATGGTGAAACCCAGATTTGGGATGGTCATGGGTTGCGTCGATACCCCGCCCAGCAAAAGGAATCTTCCCGCAAAAAGCACAGGGGAGACATCATCCGGCTAGGTATTGACATCAAGGCCATTGACGAGGATGATAATTCCGAGGTCGCACGTATGGCAATCCTGTCTTGGAAAGCATGGGAGTCTAAGAATTTTGGGGACTATGACCCTCCGACTGATGACAATAACGAGTTTTTGGGTCTATCAGAAATTAATTCAAATAGTAATTATATCGACTCAACACCAAATGTTCCAAATGTGGTTTCTGAAGGTACAAGTATTGATATATGTACCCCGACAAAACGGCACGAAAATGAGAAAGTATTGCTACCAGTGATGGGGGTCGAGTACGTTACCCCACAACTTGCTGAAAACCTAATGGAATCAGGGGAAAGTGAGGAACTTGGCGTTGAAAAAACACCCACAATTCGGTACGAATCTAACCTTTTAAGACAATGTAATAGTTGCTATTTGAGCTCTCGATGTCCCATATTCAAAGAAAATTCAGAATGCGGTTTTAAGCTGCCTGTCGAGATCCGCACAAAAGACCAACTTCAGTCAGCCCTACGGGCGATGGTAGAGATGCAGGTAAGCCGCGTGTTGTTTGCCCGATTTGCCGAGGAACTGGAGGGACAAGGCCTTGACCCAAACTTGTCAAATGAGCTAGAACGGGTATTTTCACTAGTCGAAAAGTTTAGGGACATCAGCGATAACCGAGACATGGTCAGGCTGGAAGTCGAGGCTCGCGGATCTTCCGGAGTGCTTTCTCGCATCTTTGGTGCTCAGGTTGGGGAAGCAACCAGACAGCTCCCCAACGGTGGCTATGACCGGGGCCAAACTGATCGCTTATACACCGACGTTTTAGATCTTGAGGAGGGTGCTTGACAAAGTGTGCTTTCTAATGCTAAATTAGTAATAGTAATTATTAGAAAGCGAGGTCAGTATGGCGGTGGACATGGCAATTGCTTATGAACACGCCGTAATCAGAGACTTACAACTTTCCTTGGAATACGCCCACACTGATAAACGTGAACTTAAGGAAACTGTAGATGCTTTGATTGCTAAACTTGCCAATGCAGAAAAAGTTATTAAAGCGGCAAATGGCTATTGTAAGGCTATGGAAGACAATGTCGATGACGCTTCCGGCCACCTAGCAGAGCTGCTTCGAGCCTTAATGGAATGGCATCGTAACAACAAGTAATCAAGTAATTTTTTACAATTTGAACACAATAAGGAACGGCAGTGGCAACAAACGATAATGAACGTGTATTTAACTTATCGGATGTGTTTCCAGTTGATAGGTTTACCGACGGATCAGAAGTAATTCTTGAGGCATTTAATCTTGTAAATGGTGCTCGTCAAATTGCATACAGTCATCCACTTGACGACTACACCAAAGTACGCAATTTGTTTGAGGCCGTAACTGGGGTTTCTTTGACGGTAGAACAGGCCATCCTATTTATGGTTTGCGTCAAGCTATCAAGACTACGCACAAATTTAGAAAAAAGTGATCTACACATGGACTCACTTGTTGATGCCATTGGTTATTTAGGGTGTTTGTCAATGGCAGTTACTCAAAAAGAAAGAACAAAACAAAATGGAAACACCCGACTGGATTCTTAAAGCACGTTGCCGAAAGTTACATGGAGACTTTTGGTTTCCACCGGAAGATGTTGATGATCAACAACCGTATTACGACATCGCTCGTACTGTCTGCGCGTCTTGCCCAGTATGGAGAAATTGTTTAGAACTAGGAACAAAAGAAATTTGGGGTATGTGGGGAGGACTTACGCCAAAGGAACGAATACCTTTACGCATTCCCACCAAAACAAAACATTTAGCAGAAACACAAACGTTTGTTCGGTTTAGACAAGGATCTAAAAACAAAAAATGTGCACAAGCCCATGAAGAAGCTTGTGACAGAACTTACGACCTATCGGTAATCCCCAAGGCGGGTCAAAACTACGACTTAGAAAAAGTTCATTTGACGTTGTTTCGGAACCTTGATACGGTAAAATAGATACCGGCTCGACCAAGGCAGTTTTGCATTGTTCGGGCCATTTTTATTAACCAAACAAAGGAGACAGCGTGTTCAAAATTCCCACGGTGCTTGCCCTGGCGGTCACCAACCTGGTGTTGGCAACGATCTATGGTGTAACTCAACCGACAGAATTCGAACAAGACGTTACAGAAACGGTTTCTACCACAATTGCTATTTCAGTGACCACACTGAACACCTCTACAACTACTACATCCACGACGATTCCCGACGACGAGTATGTCGGGAGTGAATTCCTGGAGCGATGCCCTAGGTGGGAGCCTTACTTTAAGAAATACGGCCTGCCCGTCAAAAAGTTTTCTTACATCGCCTGGAGGGAATCCCGGTGTCAAATCAAGTC